TGATTAGAGGGATTGAAAGTGAAATGTACATCAGCCAACCCAATGAGTTTTTCAAGAATTTCGACATATAGTTTTTTAGCGATTAAGAAATTAGAGTACCACATACCATCCGTGTCTTGTGGAGTTCCTGAAGTAGTTGTCCGTCTTGGAGTATCTATGTGCAAGATGTCGTTTCCTCCGATAAATAGGATTTTGTCGATTTGGAATCCACTCGCTTTGTCTATGATTCCTTGTACGCCATCTAAGACACGTTGTACTGCTATTTGGTTGTTATACACTTCTCCTACTTCGAAAGCATCGCAGAGCTTACCTATGTGGATGTCAGCAGGGTCTATTACTAATAAGTGTCCGTCTTTTTGCTCGTTTCGTTGCAAATTAGGATACATCGGAACGTGTCTACTGATTTCATCTAAGATACCGGCTCTTAATTTCTCGTAGTTCTCTTCTTCCTGTTCCTTAAAGTTTGGGTTCTTAAAAAAAAGAGAAGCGTTTTTAGATTTTAGCCATCCGTGTTTTACGTCTTTGTCATCTAAGCCAAGTCCGTTGGATTCAAGTTTGATTGCTCGGTAGGAATTTAAGATTTCAATTTCATCTTCTTGCAATCTGAAGCGTGTTTGTTTATTCATAGAGTATATTTAGAGAACTTGAGCAACCATTTTGTTAAGAATCCTGCTCCAAATCCTATAACGAATAGCCAAAGGTTAGGATTTTTTTTGGATTTTCGCTCATTTTTATACTTAATTACTTCAACTTTTTCTATGAGTCGAAGTGTATCTCTCTTAAGTTTATACTCGATACGTGTCTCAAATCGTGTTTTAGGCACGAAAGAACGCTTGTAACGCACGATTGTATCTTTTTGGACTATTACCCTTTCCCAAGCGATAGAGTCTCTTAAAACGTACGGAATGCTGTCAATAGAATTTATTGTAATAGTGTCAGCGACCTCATCGCATCGGTAGCCTTTCTTGATAGCTTTTCTGACGTGGTAGTTAGCTGAGCACGAATACAAGAAAACGAGTAATATGAGTGATTTAAAATTCATTGATAAGGCAATAAGTTACTAATTTCTCTCTTTTTAGTAGGCCAATCATTAGCTTGTAGTTAGGAATGTTGTTGACTACTTGGCATCCTGCTGACCACCATCCGATGTTTGTTCCTGATGGTTTACTCAAGTCATACGTGTTAGGATGGAAGTTGATTCCGAAGTAACCTGATTGAAGTTTTCCTTGCTCCTCTGATTTATCGTCTTTGTCCGTGTCTCGATATACCGTTACTTTGTTACCTAACTGCAAAAGAGCTTCTACTTTACCGTTGTGCTTTCCGTACTTCCAAACATTATAATACCACTCGTCAGCTTTTAATACTGCAGCTCCGTCTTTGTTTACCTTTTCGAATTGACGCAAAGTAGGAGTTCCTGCGTTTGTAGTTGCTGAAGTTACCAAGACAAACTCCTCGCCTTTGAACAAATAAATCTTATCGTCAAAGCGATTAGGTAGGTCATCTTGTGAACGCACTCCGAGTAGCCAATATCCACTTGGGATTTTAGTAAAAGACGAAAGGCTCTTAACCTTTTCAAGTAATTGTTTGTCCGTGTAAGGTCTTACCATAACTTTTTTTTAAAGGTAATAAACCCCGTCAACGTATCAACGGGGATTCGGTTTAATCGGTTTACTCAACCAATAACTTGCACCGATAGTTATTTTAAATCTTCTATTTGCTCTTTGCCTCGCTTGACAAATCCGATAAACTTATCCCAAACATTAATTCCTGTGACTGAGAAGTAAGATTCGTTGATTGATTTAACCTCCGTGAATACGCAAAACGCAGTAAACGCTTTAGTCATTAGTAAATCAACTGCAATGAAATAAGCCAATAAATCGCTTAAGACGTACTTTTCAAGTAAATAGATAAATACTATCGCACCTGAGTACAAAAGGCTCTTAGAAATGGTATTTGATAGCCTACGAGAGCGGATAGATGTCCATCCGTTTTTTCGTACGCTTCTCCAAATACCGAAACACATATCAAGAATGATAGTAGCAATAGCCAAAAGAACCATTGGCTTAACGGGTGCTAACACGGATAACATAGAAACAAGAAAAATAGTTTTAGTTTTCATATCCGTTTAGAATGTGCCACGTTAAATAGAAACCCATACAAACTCCGAAAAGTTTATGGTAGAGATTTTCTCCGCTAATCATTAAAGCTATCGAAGTAAGATAACCTGTAACAAAGTACATAGTACCGATTGCATCCTTATGCCTCATCTCCTAAAATTTGCGGTTCGTACGGAAATTCCTCTTTTATTGAATGACCTGCAAATGCGTGTTTCGGATTCTTTGGCTCAACCAAGTTAGCACCAAAGTCATACTCGTTCTCGCTCATTACGTCATAGTGGTAGCCATCAGCATAAACGGGAGGTGTGACTATCTCCATTCCATCCATTACGGGAGGAGTTACCATAATCAATCCAAGTTCGACAACTGCTTGGACACCTTGTCCATATGCTTCGTATTTTTCTCCGTTGAACTCCACCTCTACAAGAATGCCTTTAGCTTTCAAGTCTGCGAGTGCTTGTTCCTTGTCTGTGTATGTTAGTTTAAATATGTTCATTACAAAGTTGTTAAGGCGGTTAATTCTGTATTACTTAATGAAGTAGGCCATAAAGCACAAGCGTTTATTCCGTCTGATAAGTAGGCAACATTAGTAGCGTAAGAACCTAAACGAATGGCGTTTGTAGTTGGTGACCAAGTCGCAGCGTTTGTAAAAATAGACGCTCCGTCTAAATATACTTTATATCCATCTGCACCATAGTTTACAGATATTTTATGTCTACCATTTGCAACAGAAGTAATTGCACCACTATAAACCGCATTTGTGCCGTCAGTTGCGTATAATTCAACATTGTCACCTATAAACACTAATTGCACCCTATTTAAAGACGGAGCTGCATTGTCAAATATCATTGCTACAAGTTCTCCATTTGAATCGTAAGTATGTGTTTTGTAAAAGTCTACAAACAAAGTTCCCTCTGTTTGACCGATAAGCGAACTAATACCCGTCTTTGATATTACGTCAGCGTTGCGTGTTACACTTGCAGAGGTTGTAGGTATGTATGAAGTAGCGTAGCTTCCGACCTCAACTTGGGCACCCCAAATAAAGATACCTGAAGTTCCATTACCCGTAGAAATAACACTTGAAGTTGTTACGCTATAAGTTGCCGAGCATACTCCTACATTTGGTGCAAAAGACGCCCCGTGTGAATAAGTCATTGAGCAACGATACCAACCATTTGACAAAGCTTCAATGCTATATGCTGAAACATTTTGATTGTGTAAAATACTTCCGCTTCCACTTAACTGAAACAAAACAATAGGTGCGTTGCTTGCACCACCAATTCGCCCGAATGCAATATTGTACTCCGATGCTTTGGCAAAAAATGCAAGTGTTCGTGTATTTGCAGTGGTATCTAAGATTTGATAAACTACAGGGTCTGTTTGCGAACCATTAGCTAAAATAATTTTGTCAGCTGTTGTAGTTCCGTCAGGTGCGGTTGTAGCGTTTGCACTTAAAGAAACTGATTGAGGAGTCCAAGCTGCGTTATCAAAAGACGAACTATAAGTAAGTAAGTTAGTCCTTTGTGGCTCTACTAATAGACTTGGACAAGTTCCGTTTGAGTAGTCTAAACGTGGTATGTTAAGTCTTGTTTCCGTTTTTTGGTAGTCTTTAGCGGTTGAGCCTTCGACTATTTGTGCTCCCCATATTGCAAATGTTCCTACTTGGTTGTAGATAATCCATTGTAAAGGCTGAAGCGAAGTAGTAGTATTAAAAGTCCTTGTGACAGTATGTCTGTACCAACCGCCACCTACGTCTGTAATTGTTGATGTATCTGTACCCGTTGCAGTTCCCCCACCAAAAATCAAGAAATTAGATATGTTCGTTTTTGCGTAAACAGACAAAGTAACCGATTGACCACTAACCGCAGGAAATAAAGTTAATTGTTGAAGCAAGTAACCCAAACTTGATATGGTTACAGAGTCAGCGGTTAAAGTTCCATTAGGAGCGATAGTTGTGTTTGCTGAAATTGTAGCACCTGATTTTGTCCACGCTGCGTTATCAAACTGCTCGCTATACTGAACAAGGTTATAAGGCACTAACTCCACCAAGCCTGCAGAGTTAACTCGTGTAGCAGTTGTTGCTCTTGTTACTGACAAGTCGCCCGAACCATCGGAAGGAATAACGGAGTAAAGTTTGCCCTCTTTGTATCCGTTTGGCGTTACTATTAAAGATGCTGTATCTAAAAGGCTCATATTTGAGAAAGATTTAATAAGGTTAATGACATACAAAAAGTAGATTCTAAAACTCCACCATCGTCAATGATTCTATCTCTCATTTCATATTGAGAGTTGAAAGTAGCAGTAGCGTAATCAAACGTACTTTGTGCAGTATTGACTGAATCTCCCCACCAAGTAGATTCGTAGATTTTACCCCAACTTATGTTATTTGACATTTTCTTTTGTATTTAGTTTAGCGAGAAAAACACGGAGCTTCTCTACGTTAGTTTCCTTTGGTTTATAGCTTCCTACCTTTGTTCGTTTTTTCATATATACCAACCTGTATAGTTGTTTTGAGTATCAGGGTACATATCCCCGTTAGTATTAGTAGTGTACTCAGGGAATAAATCGTTGTTAAAGCAGATGTAGTCAATGAATCTCTCTGTGTAGTGTTGAGCGATTTGACGTTCTTTCTCGATTAAGAAGTCCACTTCGTTTTTTTCTACGTTCTCAGAGTTCTCAGATGAGTGCTTATAGACTCCTTTGTTTGCGATTGTGTAAGCAGCAAAAGGTAGATACTCAACCATTGCCCAATGAATCAACATCGGCTTAACGTATGTTTCTACTAAAGACTCGTAGTTACCTGAAAGCGTACCTGCAACGATGTCAGCTTGTATCTTTTGAAGTAACTTAGTGCCTAAGTAGTTTTGAATGTGTATGTCCTGAGCGATTTTGATGAACTGAATAAACTTATCAGTATCCACGTTCCCATTTACCGCAGTAAATCTAACTAAATCGTCTCTTGTTATGAGTAGTGCAGTTGCCATTATTTATCTCCGTAAATTGGGTTAGTAGGTAAAAAGCCGTTATGTGGCATA